CACAGTAAAAGAACTAAAAGGCGCGATTGACGAAATCGATAGACATATTAGTATGGAAGACAATGGAGCAGATACTTAATTATATTATCGAATATGGGGAGCGCGGCTTGCTCCCCGATGACGTTGAAACACAGAAAATTATAAAAATAGCCAAGTATATAAAATATACAAACCTAGTTTATATCGCGCAAGACTTTGAAAACTTAGCCGATATGATACTAAATGAGGATCGGGATGGACATAAAAAACATTAATACAAAAGTCGTGGGCAACCATACACAGGCCATGAAGCATATGGGACAGCTCAGTTTGAAGATCGAAACTATCACAGATCAGGTGGAAAAAATGATACTGGATTATAAACAGATCAATATTCATAGTCAGGCAATATCCTCTGAAGAGGCTTCCTATAATCGGGGCGCGGTAGACGCTTTGCAAAAAGTTTTAGAAAATTTAAAAAAAGATTGTAAGCACTTTGCCTGACATCTTGTCGATCCCACCTATTATACGTTCAGATATTTTTTTTATTTTTTTTTTGAATAGAATTGGCGGTACAGGCGGTACGGCGGTACGGCGTCCTGAAAGCCCTGTATTATAAGGACTTTGTCTGTACCGCCTCCGTAACACCACTATTTTAGAGATGTTACACAATCGTTAATCGTCAAAATCTCTTATAGGGGTCTGAGAATTTTTTTTATAATTTTTTTTAGCTGAGTATATATATAGGCGGAATAAACAAATAGGGTTGACAGTCTGATAAAGTCCCATATAGTTGTCCGTATAACTACAATGGAGAAAGACTATGACAACTTTGAAAGAGGATCTTAGCAAGGCTTATTTTGATAGTAAGGATTTGCAAGAAACAATAAATAAAACAACTCTCATTGGCCGACACGATCACGATTATGAACTTAAAACTCTTTTCCGTAAGCATGAGGGAACGACAGTTGAAGATGATATCATTGGCGATGTCGTTGATGATTTAGTCGAAACTGTTGAAAGAGTTTCGAGTAGGGTTGATGAGATTATAAAATTAGTTGATGACTTGAAAGATTGGTACGGCCGAGCTGATCAGGATCATCTTGGTCAGGGCGCCGACATAATTGATGATATCATTACGTCTTTTGATTTATTGGTTACTGTTTCTAAAAAGGAGAGCACTAATGAAATTTCTTGATAATGAACGTTTGTGGCGTCAAAGTTTCGGGCACGAAATGAAGCTTAAAAAACTTTTAGAAAAGATAGAAATGTATTGCTTCTTTTCAATAGCCGATGCAGAGCAGTTTTTAAAAGATTTTCCAAATCATCCAGATAAGCTCGAGAGTGAAACGCGATTGGATATTTGTAAGGGAATTTTGTCTATTATTGATAAGGAGAAATTAGATGGTAAAATACCTAACTAAAGATTTAATATTGAAACTTAATGAAAAAGCGGTGCGTTTAAATAAGAACCGCTCTATTCATCCTAATCATTATTCTGATCTTAATCTTAAAGAAGATATTAAATACCCCGTGGGAATGACGTTGCCTACGGGGCACATGGATCGTGAAATGAGAACGCAGATATATCTTGGCGAGGGTAATGGTAGTATTTGGCTAGATATTGAATTGAAAGATTTTACCAAATTGCCTAGTCAGGAGGTAGAAAATGAATAAGGGTTATCAGGCTCTTTCTATCTGTCGGAGCTCGGGCCGTACTTACTGGCATACTTATTATGATAATGTTCCCGCTGTGAAAAAACATCTCGACAGATATTTAAGAAAACCTAGTGATGTTTTCATATATCAGGTCACAAGCGATCCTATCGTTTTTGTTGAGAAGATATTAGATTATAAGAAAGGGGGTGAGTAGATATTTTTATTTTTAGAATTTTAGGTTGGTTGCTTTACGGCAAAGATTACGATCGATTGCAGAGAAAAGTAAATGAGCCGAAGCGCAGACGCTGAGAAGGAGCCCCGCCACTTGACGGGGCTTTTTCTTTTGTATAGTATGGGATATTGTCAATTAACTACATAGGAGAAAATTATGAAACGTAGTACATATAATAAACCGCATAATAAATTGCGGTTCATAACGCCTGACCAAGTAGCAGAAACATGGGATGGCGTTGATAAAAATCTTTACTCTGCCCTTTGGCGTAAAGGCGTTAAGGCTATGCGACCACCTAACGAATTTGAGTTTAGAGCCGAATATCTTTTTGAAAACTCTGTGGCGTCTTTGTGGGATGAATTTTCAAAAGACGAAAAATTTGAATTAAATAAATTATGTCAGGCGAGTAATTAAAATGAAAAACATTAAGCAAAAAGTTTTTATGATACCCTTTAACAAAGATGACATTCTAGTGATGCTATCTGTCATAGCGGAGTTTAACTCAGCCGTAGCGCGGGGCGAAGCGCAACATAATATAACCCATGAAAAAGAAACAATACGGGGCTTAGTAAATAGGTTATTCCCGTATCAGCGGGCCTTGGTTGAAGATGATCTTGATCTTTTAATTGATGCGCAGTTAATGCATACAGCGGGCACCGACGAATGGGCCAAGGAATTTTTCAAAGGGCAAGGGCGCAAAAAAGTAAAGCAGAGTTGACTTTATCTTATATAAATGTATTCTTATGGGGCGGGGTAATCTCGCCCCGTTTTATTTTAACTACAAATAAGGAAAAACTATGACAATAGACAACAATGAAATGAAGCTTACTCAGTTAATGAAAAGAGTACAGGAAGAAGCAAACCGCAAGGCCGATTATATTGTTCCCGCTAATCATATGCAGAAAAGAACAATAGAGGACAACGACGGGAAGATGAAGCCCCAGTTGATAGTCGAACAGCGGGGCGGGGAGCCTACCCTAGTTATGGACTTTAACGACGTTTCGTTTAATCAATACGCGGTGTATAATGGTATTGAGAGCCGTACAGCGCGACGCCTACAGGATCAAGCCCCGAGTGAATTTGACGCGCTCTTAAATAGGTTGCATTCTCAAGACAACAATAACCGAATGCTTAGAACTTTTGATAATGGCCCCTCTTCTACTCTTAGAGCTAATTTATCGGACAAATTTAAAACTTTTGATAATTATGATTTTTTAGAAGCTTCTATACCCGCGCTTTTAGATAACGATCAAGCCCCCGAGATTATGCAAGCCGATTATACCGAAAAAAGAATGTATATGCGCTTTAAGTTTAACAAGCAAACGGGCGAGGGGGCAAACGTCGGCGATCTTATGGCGAATGGTATCGGTTTTTCTAATAGTGAAACGGGGCACGGGTCGATTGCTGTATGGCAGAATTTTTGGACTTTGGCGTGCACAAATGGAATGCAAACCGATAACAGAAGCAGAAGCGCCCATATAACAAGCGCCCGTGAAAGCGACGTTTACGGCGTTTTATCGCAAGAAGCAAAAGACGCCGATAATAAGGCCATGGCCCTAAAGCTTCGCGATCTTGTAAGAAGCTACTCAAGCCGTGAAAGCTTTGATGACGTATTGCAAAAAATGCGGTTAGCGGGTGCGGACGTTGCCGAGGGCATAGAGCCCGTTGAGCTTGCCAATAACGCGGGCCGAGTTTTAGCTCTTACCAAACAGGAAACAAGCGGGCTGTTAAATGGCCTTATTTCAACAATAGGGCAAGCGGGCTATGAACGCGATAAACCATTGACCCGCGCAACGTTAATAAACGCCGTGACGGCTTGCCAACATAAAGCCGAAAAAGATGACGTTGATTTATGGCAACGACGCGGGGGCCAAGTTTTAAATATGCGGGCGTCCGATTGGTCGCGGGTTAAAGAGAAAAAAGAAAAAGCCGTGGCATAAATTACAGACCCGCCACGCGGGCGGGCTGGCCTAAATCGGGCGGGTGTTTACATCCGCCCTTTTTTTATGTATATATAAGATATTGTCAATAATACGGGAATTTTTAAAAATGGTTTTATTAGTTAATGAAATGAGTACGGGCAAGAAAACGCGGGGCCTTGCAATAACATATAGAGCGGGCGCGGGTAATAAGTTTGGATCTTGCCCCGCATCTTGTAAGCTTAACGCAAGCGGGCGCGGATCCGAAAAGATTGATCTTGAATATACCCGCGTTTTATATGGGTTTAAACCCGTCGGCGGGTTCGCGTTTACGTTTTCGCATTTTGACCCGTCGCAATGGTTTAATTTGATCGCGCCCGAGAAAAAAAAGGCCGTGATTAATTATAGCGCTGACTTATGGTCTAAGGCCGTGAAAGCTTTTAAAGATAATATTCCGACTGTTTTTATTGTTGCGGAAAGTTATTGGAGTAAAGACGCCTTTAAACATAAAGAACGCGACGGCGTGCGGGTTGTGCGGTGCCCTGAAGAATATAATAGCGACAAAATAAGCTGTTTAAATTGTGGCGGTGAAAAGGGGCCGTTGTGCGCCCGATCCGATCGGAATTTTATTATAGCTTTTACGGCGCACGGGAACCAAAAAAAGAAAATAAACGACGGCGCGCGCGGGGGCTGTTATGCCGACGGGGGCAACGTAAATATTCACTGGAAGCGCTTGGCCGATAAACCGCAAGAAAAAACAGACTCGGAAATATTGCGCCAATTTATTAAAACTATTCCGCCCCGCCGTATTCTTAGACATCATATTGCGGGGGACATCGGGCAAGAATAGAGCCCGCCCATAGCGCCCAAATAAAGCCCGCCGACGCGGGCTTTTTTATTTTGGGTTGTCAATATCCTATTTTTTCTTATACTAGGGCTTGCGGGGCAATTCCGCCCCGTTGTTAACTATAGGAAAAAACTATGAACGAAGACTTTTTAACAAAACATTTTTATAAGGAATTTGCGGAATATGCAAATTTGGATATTCCGACATATTCCAAGCTTTTATTGCACGCGGGCGTTGTTGACGCCTTGGCCGATAAAGATATGGATCGGGCAAAGCTTTTAGTCGATGAATTTAAAAGGGGGGCCAATTATGAGACTAAATAAGATCCAATTAAACGCCCTTAAAAGGCTTTATGATCGAGAGAAGCCGAGTTTAAATATTTACGTTGCGGGTATTCTTAAAGACCGCGTTCCCATGAGTTTTTTAAATTTTCGGCGGGAATGCTTCCCCGAGATCGGCGCCCGTGATACGGCTTTAATAGTCTATAGGGGCGTCACGTTCGGAATAGAGCCCGACGGCCACGTCCATACTTAAAGCCCCCTTACGGCTCAAATTAAGCCCGCTTCACGCGGGCTTTTTTTTGTTCGCTATTTTCAGTTAAACCCGCAACGGCCCGCCGTCCGCGTGCGATCGTAAACGTATGAGCCCCGCGAACCACGGCCCGAGATCCGCCGAGATCCGCCGAGATCCGCCGAGATCCGCCGATCGAGATCCACGGCCCGCGATCCTAGATCCTAGATCCTAGATCCTAGATCCTAGATCCTAGATTTTAGATCCTAGATCCTAGATCCTAGATTTTAGATCCTAGACCCGCCACGCGGAGCGGCTGCCCCCCTTTTCCGAGATTCACGGCCCGAGATCCGCGACGGCTGCAGCGGATCCGCGACTCATGGCCCCCCGCCCTAGGTTAAAAATTTTCTTCTAGGGGCCCCCGAATATCGGGTCAATTAACGGGGCCCGAGCTCAAAAAATCGCGATCAGATGAGCACGGCCCGGCGCTGTGCAAGCGTTAGCTTGCGCCATGTTTTTCACGAATAATTATGCAAAAAATGGTATGAATGTTTCACGTGAAACAATGCCTAATTATTGTGCAATAAAAAAGGTTCTTGTTAACTGCCTAAAAAACGTGCATATTAAGGCTGTTTATTAACCATCAACCGAGGTCCGAGAATGAGAAAACGAAGAGTAGGAAAAACGGGCATACGCCAAGAGACAAGAGGTCGTAAACCCGCCACCATAAAAACCCCTTTGACACGAAAACAAGAACTGTTTGTCCGCGAACTTGTTAGCAAGGACGGACAGATAACCATGCGTGAAGCCGCAGAGAATGCCGGGTACAGCGCAACGAGTGCGCATACACGGGCGTATGAGTTAACGAACCAACATATATCGCCTCATGTTGTTCATGCGATAAGAGAGTACCGTCGTGCTTTGGATGAGAAGTATGGTATTACGTTTCATCGTCATGTGCGTGATCTTCAGCTTATTCGTGATCAGGCGTTAGCGAATGGTGCGTACTCGGCGGCGGTGCAGGCCGAGTTTCGTCGTGGTATGGCGCAAGGCAATATATATGTAAATAAATCTGAGATACGACACGGGAGCATAGACAGTATGTCTAAGGAAGAAGTTATGAAAGCATTGAAGGAGATAAAGGAGAGTTATGCCCCAGTCACAATCGACATCACCCCAGAAGAGGATAACCATAGCCGTGAAGAAGGAGAGCGGCTTTTACAAACAAGTGAAGGAGGCGGCGCAAAGAGTAAGTCGAAAGCTGTCGCTAACGCGAATTGAAAACTGGGTCGGAGCCGGAATCCCAGACGTCCTCCTCTGTGATACCCATGGTTGTTTTCATTTTGTTGAGCTCAAGTTTACGACGACGAACAAAGTAGATCTACGCCCGTCACAGGTATCATGGCTCACGAAACACAAGCACGCCTCATGTTGGATATTGATTAAGAAACAGAAGAAGCCGTCGGAGCGTGCGGAAATGTTTTTGTTTAAGGCAGAAGATGCAGTAGATTTGAAGATGGACGGATTGAAAGATAAGAAGCCGGAGTTTCACTGTATGCAGCCGTTTCGTTGGGACGATATGTTTTTTAAGATTGTAGGGGCCCCCTGATGGATGTTTCAGAACAGGAGGCCAAGCTTACGCTACGACTGGCACAATTAGAAAAGAACGAAAGGTGTCAGGAGGACTTTTTAATTTTTGTAAAAAATATGTGGCCGGATTTTATTGCGGGTCGGCATCATAAGATTATTGCGGAGAAGTTAGAGCGTGTGGCCAAGGGGGATCTGAAGCGTTTAATTATCAATATGGCCCCGAGACATACGAAGTCGGAGTTTGCAAGCTTTTTGTTTCCGGCGTGGATGATGGGCCGTAATCCCAAGATGAAGATTATTCAGGCGACGCACACCACGGAGTTGGCCGTGAACTTTGGACGTAAGACCAAGAACCTTATTGATAGTGACGATTATAAGGATATCTTTCCGTCTGTTAATCTGTCGGCGGATAGTAAAGCATCCGGTCGTTGGGATACGACATCGGGGGGTATGTACTATGCTGTTGGTGTTGGGTCGAATTTAGCCGGTCGCGGTGGAGACTTGGTGATTATAGATGATCCGCATTCAGAGCAAACGGCGATGTCGAATACGGGTTTTGACGATGCGTGGGACTGGTATACTGGGGGCCCCCGACAGAGACTACAGCCGGGCGGCAGTATTGTGTTGGTGCAGACCCGGTGGTCCGAGAAGGATATGACGGGACAGTTGATGCGTGCGATGGCGAAAGATGAATTAGCGGACCAGTGGGAAGTTGTGGAGTTACCGGCGATCTTTGAGGACGGCAGTCCCTGTTGGCCGGAGTTCTGGAGCCTTGAGGATCTGACAGCGGTCCGCGCGTCGATACCTCCTAGTAAATGGAATGCGCAGTATCAGCAGAATCCGACGGGTGAGGAGAATGCGATCATACCGCGTGACTGGTGGAAGAAGTGGGACAAAGAGAATGTACCCAATCTTGAGTATGTTATTCAGAGTTATGATACGGCGTTCACGAAACGCGAGACATCGGACTATAGCGCGATCACGACATGGGGCGTATTTTATCCGGAAGAAGCGGGGGGTCCCCCGGCGTTGATACTTCTTGATAGTCAGAAGGATAGGTGGGACTTTCCTGAGTTGAAGCAGGTAGCGTTGGAGCAATATAAGTACTGGGAGCCGGATACGATTATAATAGAGGCGAAGGCGACGGGGCTGCCCTTGACCCACGAACTACGGAACATGGGTATACCTGTTGTTAACTTTACACCGAGTAAAGGTAATGATAAGGTGACGCGCGTGCACTCTGTATCGGTGCTTTTCGAAGCGGGCATGGTGTACGCACCAGACACAAAGTTTGCGGATGAGATGATAGAGGAGGTTGCAGCTTTTCCAAATGGGGAGTATGATGACCTTGTGGATAGTATGACACAGGCTTTGATGCGGTATCGTCAGGGTAATTTTGTGCAGCTACCAACAGACGATTGGGATGAGGATGACAACAACGTGCAAGTAAGAGCGTACTACTAATGACGGACCTGTTTACGGAACGTGATAAGAAAAAAGCAAAAGCTTTTGTAAAAGGAGCAAATACGGGAATTGCTAATCTTTTGGGCTTTCCCGTTGATATGGTTAACATGGCGCCCCTTCTTGTAAATCTTTTACCGGGTAAGCAGGGCATGAAGCCTTTTTCTGAAAAGCCGATTGGCGGGTCCCAGGCTTTTAAGGATTTAATGGCAGCGGGTAATGTAGGAACATACAAGGATGTTGCGTCAATACCTAAAGATGAGTACGGGGCAGGTGTGGCCGGTATGCTGTCTAGTGAGGCTTTACTATCCTTAGTTCCTGCCAGTAAGTTGATACAGCAGTTGACTAAAGGGAAAAAGGTTAATTTACCGCAACCCAGTGCGGGGGGTGTAGATTTATCAAAAAGAGATTTTCTTAAAAAAGCTCCGGTAGCTGTCGCCGCGACAGCCATGGTTCCCCCAGTTTTAAGAGAGATTGGTGAGGTCATACCTACGACGGCCACAACTAAAGCAGCTAAAGTTGGGTTGAAAGGAGCAATAGGTAGTGCAGCAGCAAAAGCAAACAAATTACGTGATTTGTATTTTGGCACAGAGAAAGCATTAAAAGGCAAAGGCAACCCGGTAGACCAGTTAGAGCAATCTTTAAAAATAAATAAAGAGATGGACGCTGTAACTATGTCAATGAATAAAGAGCTTTCAGATTTTGTAAAAGGCAAAAATTACGATGATTTTATGAAATTAGAAGATGACGAGCTCATCGCGTTAGGAACTATACAACAAGATATAACGCACGTAATGCGGACAGGAAACACGCCAAAAGATGTAATTTACTCAGGAGATCCGTTGAGAGACAAAACTGTTTCCGAGGCTATAAGTAAGGCAATAGATGATCGTGGACTAAGAGACAAGGTTGGAGATATAACTAGAGCAAGAATGTTTGAGTCACTTGCGGCTAAAAGGGAGTCGCGGAAGAGGGCCGGTTTTATTGGAGAGCGTGGGATTAGTTTACCCGGTGATATAAACCCCCTCATGTTTCCCTCTGGCACTACAGCGAAAACGACAAGTCTTTTTCCGAATGAAGCTAAGAAGGGTAAGCAGTTATTGATTGTGTCGTGCGGTGATAAAAAATGCCCGGATGTAGGTAACATGAAAGCATTAGATAGATACTTGGGTCCTATCTTTACATCTATACGCAAAGCAGGCGTACCGGAAAACGTAGATGTCGCTATACTGTCCGCGAAACACGGACTTATACGTGCGGACACTCCGATAGAGAACTACGATCAGCTAATGACAAAGGATAAAGTGAAAGACTTTGTAAGTGACCCTAATGAAATGAGCAAGATTGCAGAAACTATGCAGGGGTATGATAATGTTTTAGTTCAGGGTGGTGATAATTATAAGAATGTAATTAAATCCGCCGCAGGGGACACCCCCTTTACAGAAGTGCCCAAGGGTCGTGGTATTGGCGATCAACGTAGTTTTGTTGCAAACTTTTTAAAAGATCAGGCAAAGCCAATAGATAAAAAAGATTTAGTAGGTGGGTACAATCCGGTAACAGGAAAGATAGATGAGCCCCAACGTTTTTTTCATGGCACTGACCAATCGTTTAAAGAGTTTGATCCCAAGGCAAAATATACATTTGTTGCGGATGATCCGGAAACTGCGGAATATTATTCAGGGGTTAGTGCCATGGGTGAGTTTGATACCGGAGCTAATATCCGTCCTGTTTATCTTAAAAAAGCAAATTACTTTGATGTTGATAACCCTAAACACATAAAAATGTTAAGAGAGAGTGATTTTTTTAAAAAAAATAAAAAGGATTTTCCCGATCAAGAAAGAATAGATGAGTTTTTGGAAGAAGTTGAGGCAGGTAATTACGATACTATTGAATACCCTCCTATCAATCCTTCCGATGATGAGCAATCTTTAGTTGACTGGATTCGCTCTAAGGGTTTTGATGGCTTCACGACTTATGAGCAAAGCGGTAAAAATTTTGCTGTTTTTGATACAAAAAATATTGTCCCCGGTGTAGAAAAGAAAGCGGAGGGCGGTATCGCAGGATTGTCTGATGTTGCACGCGATATGTTCAAGGGGCCAAAAGGTATTGGCGCTTACCAACCGTTTATGGTAGGGTAACGAAAAGGAGTTACTATGGCTATTGAAAAAGGAATACCATCACAGCTTGATCCAGAAGATTTGGCCGCAGAAGTAGAGCTAGAGGTCCCCGGTAGTATGGAGCCGATAGCGATGGTAGATATGGATGTTGAAGCGGAAAACATGGACATAGAGATTACCGCCGAGGACGACGGTGGTGTGACTATAGACTTCGAGCCGACCGATCAAAGAGGCATGAGTGACGATTTTTATGCAAATTTAGCGGAAGAAATGCCCGATAGAGAGCTTGGACGTATAGCAGGCGAGCTTTTAGGAGAGTATGACGCGAATAAAGCCAGTCGTCAGGAGTGGGAAGACGCTTATGCTAATGGTTTAGAGTTGTTAGGGTTTAATTATGAAGAGAGAACGCAGCCTTTTCGCGGGTCTTCGGGGGTAACACACCCTTTATTGGCCGAAGCGGCGACACAGTTTCAGGCACAGGCGTTTAATGAGCTGCTTCCGTCCTCGGGTCCCGTCAGAACTACTATAGTGGGTGCCGAAACACGCGATAAACAGCAGCAATCGCAACGGGTGAGGCAGTTTATGAACTATTACATTACAAATGTAATGGAAGAGTACACGCCAGAGCTCGATCAGATGCTTTTTTACCTTCCTTTGGCCGGTTCTACGTTTAAAAAAGTGTATTATGATGAAAATATGGGCAGAGCAGTGTCTAAATTCATACCCGCAGAGCATCTAGTGGTGCCCTATGAGACTTCTGACCTCGAAACGTGCCCAAATATTACGCAAACGCTACGAATATCGCTAAATGAGCTTAGAAAGAAGCAAATATCGGGGTTTTATTTGGATATTCCAGTGCTGCCGGGGCAGTCTGAAGGCGATTCTGTAACCGATGAAATCAATAGAATTGATGGTATGACGCCTTCTCAGATAGATTATGACTGCACTTTGTTGGAATGTCATGTGGATTTAGACATTGAGGGCTATGAAGAAACAGATGATGATGGAGAGCCCACAGGCATAAAAGTGCCGTATGTGGTGACGATTAGTCAAGATAACGGGCAGATTTTGTCCATACGCCGTAATTATCGTGAAGATGATGATATGAAGCGCAAGATACAGTATTTTGTGCACTATAAGTTTTTACCCGGTTTTGGTTTTTATGGGTTGGGACTTATTCACACGATTGGCGGGTTGTCACGAACCGCCACAGCGGCTCTGAGGCAGCTAATCGACGCCGGTACGTTGTCCAACCTTCCTGCGGGTTTCAAGGCCCGTGGACTACGGATCCGAGACGACGATGATCCGCTTCAGCCCGGTGAGTTCCGCGATGTGGATGCTCCCGGAGGGGCTATTCGTGACAGCCTGATGCCGCTGCCATTTAAAGGTCCTGATTCTACATTGTTTCAGTTACTGGGCTTTGTTGTCGATGCAGGACGTAGGTTTGCCACGATTACGGATATGAAGGTCGGTGATGGTAATCAACAGGCGGCTGTGGGTACAACTATAGCATTGTTGGAACAGGGCTCACGGGTAATGAGCGCGGTGCATAAGCGCTTGCATTATGCTATGCGATTGGAGTTTAAGATCCTGTCAAGGGTGATGAGCGAGAGTTTACCCGGTGAATATCCGTATTCCGTCGAGGGTGAGGATAGTGCGGTTAAGGCAACAGACTTTGACGACAGAGTGGATGTTGTTCCTGTATCGGACCCAAATGTTTTTTCACAGGCCCAAAGGATTGCGTTAGCGCAAACGAAGCTACAGTTAGCGGGTGCTGCCCCTGATCTGCATAATATGTATGAAGTGTATCGGGATATGTATGATGCGTTAGGTGTTAAAGATACGGATAGGATTATGAAGCGTGTGCCTGATGAGGAGCCTACACCAAAAGATCCTGCACAGGAAAACATAGATGTTATGGATATGGTAATGTTGAAGGCGTTTCAGGGACAGGACCACGAGTCCCACATTATTGCGCATTTAGTGTTTGGGGCTTCTTCTATGATTGCGAATATGCCTGCTATGGCTATTGCTCTGCAAAAGCATTGTATGGAGCACGTACAGATACAGGCGGAAGAGATGGCTATGATGGAGATGCGTAAGCAGGGACCGATGGCACCAGAGCAACAGGAGATGTTGATGGAGGCGATTAAGGCTAAGTTTGTAGCACAAGGTATGCAGCAGTTAAAGCAACTTTCCCAACAGGCCTCGGGTCAGGGACCGGATCCACTGGTGCAGCTCAAGGAGAAGGAGTTGCAGCTTAGAGCACAGGCAGAACAGAACGATGCGCAGAACGATCAGGCGAAGCTTAATCTTGACGCACAGAATCAGAGATTACGTGCCGATCAATTCCAACAGCGGTTGTCGAGTCAGGAACGACAGACAGCAGCACGTATAGATGCAGCAATGCAAAGGGAGTTTATTAAAAGTAAAGGTCAGTAAACCATGAAACTACGGGAAAATCTATGTTCGATCCAGTCACTATTTCTGCGGCTGTAGCTACCGCAAGCACGGCTTTTTCAGGTATTAAGCGTGCCTTTCAGGCAGGGCGTGATTTAGAATCTATGACACAGGATCTATCGCGATGGATGGGGGCAGTAAGTGATGTGGATGCGGTCCATAAATCGGCAAAGAATCCTACTATGTTTCGTAAAGTGTTTGGTGGGGGCACGGTAGAACAAGAGGCAATCGAGGCTTTCGCAGCAAAAAAGAAGCTAGAAGAGCAGCGATACGAGTTGCAACAGTTTATTAAGTTTACGCATGGAACGGCTGCTTGGGATGAGTTATTACGAATGGAAGGGCAGATACGGAAGCGTAGACAGCAGGAAATATATGATAAAAAGATATTTAGAGAGAAAGTCATTGGCATCGTGGCACTTACCGTTGTGCTTGCTGTTGGCATGGGTCTTCTTGGCCTCTTCGTCTACTCCCTTATGGGACTCGACAGGGGATGGTTCGGCTAATTGTGTACGTAAGCAAGGCGGTCAGGAGACGTTTGAATGGCTGTGTGCGCATGAAGGTGTGATATATTTAGCACAATCAGAAAATATTAAGAACTGCTATACCTGCTTTTTAAAAAAGTTTAGCGACTGGACTTGGGATCAGGAGAAGAGGCTAGGTATTCGTGAGGATCCGAAGTACATAACGTGTAGGCGTTATAAGAGAAAAAAAGCGCGGAATGGGCAGGAAGTTTGTCTATACAAAGGGGCAAACGATACTTATTCGCTTGTTGTTGAGGGCCAATGTCCTATAGAATATAGATGTAAATATGAACCCGGGGGTACTGAGCCCAATATTGACAGCGTTTTGGATTCGTTAAATGATAGTTTTAAAAAATGAAAGTGTTACTGTTTGTGTTAGTTATTCTTGAAGGTAGTGAAATTTACGATGATTCCATAGAATATGGTAGTATTGATAAGTGTAACTGGTATGCGGAGAAAATAAACTTTTACAATGAGCGACAAACACGAAATACTTTTTCTGCATATTGCAAACCAAAAGTAGCGGAGAGAAAGGAAGA